AGCGTTCCGAACAGCTGGGTAAGCGTTTTGACTTCGGTTGCGGCCTTCGTTGCCATGTCGGCCAAGGCGATGATTTCTTCGATTTGTTCGCTCGAATACTTTCCGTCGGCAGCCAGAGAAGACCGCATCAGATTCTTGGCGGCCTCGATATCGGCTTCGCCGTTCTCCAACAAGAGATTGTTATCTTGAGCGATTTTCTCAAAGTCCATGGAGATTTGGCCCAGTGTGGCTGTCAGAATATCGCCGGAAAGCCAACCGGAAGAAAGACTGTCTCTGAACGATATCTGTCCGCTTTGCAGTTTTGCAAAAGTTTCCTTGGCTTCGTCGCCGACGACACCCATGCTCGAAGCGGTACGCATCAACGCTTTCTGGAATAGTTCGCCGCCCATACCGGCATTTACAACACTGTTCCAGTCCATCAACCGAACTGTTCCGGTAGATATAGCCTGGGAAAGCTGGTACATCGCCGTGCTAGCCTGTTGACTTGTCGAGCCGGATACGGCGGCAAGGTTTGCAATACCTTGAATGGAGCTGACGGATGTGTCCAAATCAACGCCGGCAGCGGTAAACTTGCCGATGTTATTGGTCATTTCAGTGAAGTTATAGATGGTTTTGTCCGCGTAAGCGTTCAGTTCGTCCAGCTTACCGTTGACAATATCCAATCTTTGCTGATCGGAATATCCTGCCTTATCCATCGCGTCGGATGTATTGGCCAAAATGGTCTGAATAGCGCCGATCTGCGTTTCATATTCGGTAAAACCGCTTTTTACCGGATCGACTGTTAGCGCGGAAACCATCCGTTTACCGGCGTTGTACGCAGCGTCGGTAATGTTTTGCAGTACGCGCATTCCGACGATGCCCATTGCAGTAAACCGATCGCTGATCGCGGACACGCCGTCGCTGATGCCGGATAAGTTGAAGGAACGCCCGGCCTTTTCGAGACCGCTGAGCCCTTTGACCGCTTTATCAAAATCGAGCCCTTTCTTGAGCTCGTCTAACGATTTTACGCTGGTTTGAATGCCGCTCTCAAACTGTTTGTTGTCGAACTGCATTTCGACAATTCTCTTGTCGATATTCTGACTCATGACGTTACCTCCTTCCATGCATCATTTGCCATCGATTCAAAAATGGGACGGATTGCAGGATTGACATAATCGATTCCCTGCACAAATCCGCCCGTTCCGGTGCCGTGACCGTATTGCAGTATCAACGCGATGTTCACACCGTCGTTGACGTTGCTGTTGGTCCAGTAGATGGAGTATCCGTTTCTTGTCTGAACAATCTCGTATCCCCACGACGCGGCAGTCTTTCCGGTTTCGGCGGGAGTCATGGAAGCGAGCGCATCTACGCCGGCTTTACCGTACTCCTCCAAAACACGGAGGTAACTGGCTTCCGTCGCTTTCTTGAAGAAGCGCTCCGTGTTCTTGAAGTTCCCAGTATGCTTAAACCGTATCAAAGCGTTCACCTCCAAATTGCATTAACCGCGCGTTCCGAGTTGGCTCTTTCGTGCCGCGTTCAAGGCGCGGTTCTGGCTAAAGATGTCTCGTTTGCTCATCTTTTTCTGAGGCGCGTTCTTTTCATTGCATACGCGAATGAGCATCAGCAGCCGGTTCAAATGCCATTTTTCGCATTCAAACGGAATACCGAGTGCTGTCATCCAGTAATAAATCAGTTCATTTGTGATGATCTGACGAGACCCTTTTCTCCCGAATGTTTCCCGAATCGTCGTAGCCGTCATAGGCTCTTCAATGTAATCGTTGATCTGTTTGAACAGCGAATCGGATATGTTTCGGTACACCAAAGGGTCAATTCCGGATTCCAGCGTCATGCATCTGACATAGTCAATACATTCTTCGGCGGTTTTGTCGGCGCTTCCAAGGAACGGTTTTCTCCATTTTGACTCCCATTTGGATAAGGAGAGGAGCGAATGCTCCAGAGTGACCGTTGTCGCTTCAGTCGTGATGAACTCTTCAGTTCGCTCGTCAAAGAAGTCGCTTCCGGGAATGACAATCTTAAGCATTCGCTTCCTCCTGTTCTTTCAAAGTTAAAGCAGCGCGATCAGCTTACCGGAGTAAGCACAGGCGCGCTGGCTTCGGCGACAACAGCGGTATCAAAATTCAACACGCCGGCGAAGAACTGGGAGAACTCGTCCGGGTTGTTCATGAACTCGATAAACAGATCAGAGTAAGCCTCCGTCTGAAGGAATTCATCCGTCTGCTCCTTCGTCTTCACAAAGCGCTTGCCGTCCGGGCTCTTCTTGCCGTAAGAGCGGCAAATCAGATCCTCGAACACCTCCAGAATGCGCTTCGCATCCTGCTCCTGAACGATGCGCTCGATCATCTTGGTAATGCCGCCGGTGGTGCCGAACTCAAGCTTGGCTGCCTCGGCTTTGGTCAGGTTAAACCAGAAATCTTCGGTGCGCTGGTTGCCGTCATAGTCCTTATAGGTCATCGTCTTCTTAATCATCTTCGTTTTCTCCTTTCAATTTCCGGGAAATGAAATAAGAACGCCCCCGCCTGCGTTCTGTTTGCCCGCCGGAAAAAATCCGGCACTCTGTCCATAAGTATTACAGGTTATTCGCCCATCAGCGCCAGCACTTCGCTGGGCATCGGCATACGGGCGTCGACGGCTTCAACCGCCGCAACATAACCCTCTTGGCCGACTTCGCCAACGGCATCAGCCGCAGCCGTACCGTACAGAATCGCTTCCAGCGCAGCCAGCTTCGTAGCATCAGCCTTGGTGGAATCGATGGTGATGTTGGAAACGGGTTTGTAGCCGGCAACGGCGATCGGAGTGGAACTGATCTCCCAGCTGAAAGTCGTGGCGTCGGGGGAGTCGTTGATCGGGTTATACGCGCGCTCAGAGGGAGCGGCGCTCAGGCCGTACAGCAAGTGCAGCTTATAGCCCTTGTCCGCACTGTCATGCTGATCGTCGCCGATCTTCGTGCGGTAGCACAGACCGAAAGGCTTACGGGTCTGCTGGCCAAGGTACACGCCGTCTTCGGCCTCAACAGAACCGTCGCACTCGGCGAACTCGTCAGGATAGCAAAGCGCGCCCATCGTAGCGCCAAAGGTTTCGGCGGCACGAATAGAGGCGTACTTGATGTCGTCGGCGAACAGATCGGTGAGCTCGGCGCCGGAAGGCTTTTCGGTCATCTCGGTCAAACCGTTAAACGGAACGCCGTTGCCATAAGGATCGGTCAACTTCTGCGTATACAGAACACCACGATCCAGACCGGCTTCATACAGGCGCTCGCCAAGAGCGTCCCAAACAACTTTGTTTGCCATTTTGAAATCCTCCTTAATAATAGATACTGAAAGTCCAGTGGTAGAGGTTGTCCGCAATGTACATTCGGTCAAACGTACATCTGGGCAGATGAGATACCTTATCCACGATCATACTGTCCGGGTCTTTATCGATCACGGTCAGGTTATACTGTTTCTGCCGCATATAGGGGATGTTGTCCGCGAATTTGGTGTCGATATTCGACATCGAATAGACAATGCACGGATACGCGATCATGATGTTTGGCGGCGGTTGGTAATAGACGTGTCTTTGGGCTTCTCGCGCAATGGCTGCCGGAAGATCATCCTGCACAAAATTGAGCGGATCCCAAAGCCACACGCCAAAAGACGCAAGAACCTCACACAGGAGGGCGTGTAACCCAGCCCGTTGGCCCATTATACACACCTCCAATCGTCAGGATCAGGCGCGGAGGTTGAACCTCAACATTCGTCACCTTCCACTTCGCGCCCATCCATTCCACGTAGCGTATGGAGAAAAAGTTCTTCACGGCATAGGCGTCGGCAAGAATGCTGATCTGGTTGTTTAACGCCAAATCGTCATTCAAGCCTTCGCCGTTCTCAAGCTTACGATTGTTCCGAAGAATGTCTCCATAAGCTCTGCGCCGTGTCAACGGTTCTTCATGTACGCCGAGCGAAGTTTCTTGCGACGCATTCGCGTATCCGATGACGCCATAAAACTTCGCCATCTTTGAACGCTCCTATCGGTTAGTCGGCAGCCTTGGCAGTCCACTCGATAAAGTTCGTGGTGTCGATCGCGGTCCAGTCCGTGGCATCCCACGCAGCCGCCACAGAGACCTGAGTCGTGCACTTGTAGCCGACGCCGTCCTTCAAGACGCAATCGCCGACGTCGTAGGTTTCGGCAGCATCGAAATCTTCCGTCGGGTTGCCGGTAAGGCAGAGAGTCTTAACGATATTGCCGACCAGCTCAACCGCCTTCAGGTACTTGGAGCCGTCAACGATCAGCAGCGTGCCTTTTTTGAAGGCGTCCTCAAGATCGGCCTGAGTTACCTGGTTGGTATAGGCCGCCTCATAGTACAGCTTCTTGTCGGCCGCCTTCGCATAGACAAGATTGGACCGGATGTGCACGTCATGGGCATCCTCATAAATAGGCTTCATTGTGTTT